CCACTAGAAGTTACTATAGTAGCTTCGTCGTCAGATTGTGGTGGAACAGGAGAAAGTAATTCTTTCTCCTCTTCCGGACCTTTTCTCTTGATAGTAAAACCAAAAAAATCAAACATTCAGTGAATCCTTAATTAATATTAGGAACTGATTCCCACCAATCATATTGAAGAGTTACTGTAAATTCTTCAATTGTATCATTAGATTCCCAAGAAACATCTATTGGTGCAATATCAGAAGGCCATATTCCGACGAAATTATATCTCTTTAATACAGTTCCTTCTTTTGAATATTGACGAACTTGAGCTGTAGTTGTTTTATAACCACCATCAGTTTTCACGTTTCTAACATGAGCATTAATTCCACTCATCCATCTTTCGAATGCGTTTCTGACATTGAATGTTTCTTCATTCATCACAGTTACAGTCCATTCTGCGAACGTTTGATCACCAGCTACCTTAATTTTTCTACCAAAATAAGGAACTTCAACAATTCCTATTGTCTTTCCTGGTAATTGTGCCGCCTTGCAATGGAATTTGAAGTCTGGACCAATCCCTCCTCCAAAAACATCTGCTTCAAACAGAGTAGGTCTTGCGCCTTCTGCAGCAAACGCTCCTTTGAAATTTGTTAAGTTAAATGGCATATGTGTTTAAATCCTTTATTCTTATTTATTCGTTAGAAATGGGAGGATTTCTCCTCCCATCATTAGAATTGTCCAACAATCTCAGAAAATTCCACGCCAGTTCTGACAGCTACGAAATTCAATTGAATGAAATTGATAGATCTTGCTGGCTTAATATAGATATCACCAACGAATGAATTAGAATCAATTACTTGAGGAGTATTATTGGTTTCGTCACACACAACCTTGAAATCGATAATTCCTCTTCTACCTTGCACATCTCGTAGATAAGGTTCAACTAATCCAATAAATTGTGCTCTAGTAAATTCGTCGTTCAATTCAAATAGAGAGAATTTAGAAGCAGTTGCAATTGCCTTTTCAAGAACAATGAATAATCTACGAACATTGATTCTATCGAAAGCAGAAGGCTTAGAAAGAAGAGTCTTATCTCCATATAAGATAGTGCCTTGTCCTGGGAAAGTTACCACAGGATTGACGCCGATCTTATATAGATCATCTCTATCAGCCTTATCTGGATTGAATGCCAACTTCACAACGTTTTTGATATTTCCTCTGTTAAATCCAGCTGGCGAGAACCATGGATCGTTAGTTTGATCGGTTCTAGCACATAGACCAGCAATATCTGCATTTAGAGGAACCCAGCGGAATACATCATTGTACTTATCGTATTGATACTTCCAACCAGAATCAAAAACAGCATAAGATGATGACAATTGTAGTGCATTTTTGGTTGTTGTTATGTCAGTTACTTCTTGTCCTTTATTATCTACAACATCTGATTTGGCTGGTGATAAGAACACAATAGCATCCTTTCTATTTTCTGCAATAGATTGGACTAGATAAGTTCCGACAGTAGTATTTGAAGATCCACCAATAATTAGATTTACGTCAATAGTTTCTGGATCGGCAAATAGATCATAACCAGCTTGGATTTCGCCATTAGTTAATGTATTTGCATCAACTCCTGCAGATAATGAAGCAGTTAGAGGACCGGATAGATCGAATGCAATACCAGTTGAGGCAGAACCCCAATCAACACCAACTGAAGGGTGATTAGTCCACCAGATATATTGTGACTTGGTATTGATTACATTTGCATAATAATTAGTTTCTCCGGATTCAGTCTTAGCATCAGAAGCTTTTGATAAGAAAGCATATTTTTCTAATACTGTTCCTGGCGTTCCAGTAAACGCACCATCTTCGTCAATAACAATAACATGCAATTCGTCATTAGAACCACCACGAGTAGATACATAATCAGAAGTTCCTGGTGTTACTGTAAATGCATTCTTATATGTCCAACTGGAAAAAGTTTGAGAGTCGCAAATTGAAACTTTCAGAGAATTTCCTAAGATTCCTGGATACTTTGCAGTCCAAGTACCAGCAGCTGAAGCTGAACCAGAAATATAATTTTGTTGATAATCAGTTTCATTCTTAATAATTAAAGTATTTGCAGTTGATGATGTGATAGAGAAATTTGTAGTAAATCCTGTAGCACCTGTAATACCAACTGTTGGAGCAGAAGTATATCCTGATCCTGCATTTGTCAGAGTTACTGCAGAAACAATTGCTCCTGTTGCACCATAAGATATAGTTGCAGTACCAGCAGCACCAGAACCTGCTCCAGTAGCACCTGTAAATGATAATGCAAAAGTTCCTGGTGCCATATTATTTGACACACCAGCATTTGCAATAGTCAATCCGGAAATACCAGAAGCGCCATTTGTTGCATTTCTAGCATCAGTACCAACATTTCTAACAACTCTTAGAGCATTAGAATATTGTAAGAAATTTGCTGCAGAAAAGAAAGTATCTGCAACAGTGTTATTTGGTTTAAAGAAAGTATCTATTAATTCAATTTCTGAAGAAATTGTTCTTATTTCTAAAACTGGGCCCCATTGGAAAGCGCCAGCAATTGCTCCAATTGAAGTTGCAACTGCAGGAACCGTAGTTGTTAAATCGATTTCAGAAACATTTACGCCTGGACTAAGCTGAAAAGCCATTATTTTTCTCCTTGTTGAGAGGTTTTTATTCTTTCGAATATATATTTCTAGTTATATTTATAAAAAAAGGGTTTTCTAAATTAACCAAGAATTATCTGCAGTTTCTTCTTCAGATCCAGTAGTAATTCCAGCAAAAGAATAGATTTCTTCTACAGATTCTTCCTGTGAATCGAAAAACGATTTTCTTAAATCAGAATTTGTTATTTCTTTAAAGAAAGATTGGTTTGTCGCCCAAGAAAACAACACTAAAGACATAACAAGATCATCATGTTTTCCTGCTTCTCCACCCCAAGAACCATGTTTATTAATAAATGAATATAATTCATTAACAATATCTTCTGTATAATTAATTAACTTATCTTCTTCAACAAGCGTTTTTAGAATAGAAGTACCCAATCTTTTCACTTGTGAAGTCATTTCAACACCGATTTTATTTGATTTTGAAAATGATGATCGTAATTCTTGTCCAGATTTTCCTGGAATAGTTGTGAATATATTTTCATATTCTAAATCCCAATAACAGGATTCTGCAACTGTTTGTCCTACTGTATTTCTTTCTATTAACAAAAATGCCATATTATATTTCTTTGCCAAATCAACAATGATATTCGGTAGAAGTATTGGTCTAGTTGTATTATCTTTAAATCTTGCAACTATTTTATATGGAATTTGTGTTGTATCGATAACAATTGCAACTGAATAATCATTTTCGACTCCTCTAGAAGAATCTACTGAAATTACATAATTATGATTTTGAATAGGTTCTTCCAAAATAATTAAAGAATCAGAATCTAATTTTGGTTTTTCCCAAGTTAGAGATTGCAATTTATATCCAGAAATTAGAGTATTCGAAGATCCAAGAAATTCATTTCCGAATTCTTGTCTAAATCCATGTTCTCCGAGTTGCGCAATTTGTAGATTCTTCCAAGATTCGTCTCTTCCTGGAACTTGATCCCAAGTTATCTCTGTCGGTACATAATCATTATTTCCATCTATAGCATCTTTCCACAATTTATGGAAAAGATTCAACCCATTTGGTGTAGATGAAATAATAACTTTTGTTGTTTCGCCCGATGAAATTGTTGGAATAACTGATCTAAAGAATTCTTCCGCATTATCTACGAAACCAAATTCATCTAGATAAAGTAACGAAACTGAAAAACCACGAATTGCGGATGCTGAAGTTGCAGATGCAATTATTCTAGAAGAATTACCCAATTCTACAGAACCTTTATTTAGAATTTTAACACCAGGTTGTAAGAAGAATGGTATTCGTTCGAAAGAAGCAACTATTCTTGCTAGAATTTCTCTTGCTACTGCAGCTTTATTTGCTAGAATTGCAACATTCTTATCAGGATTAAAGAATATATACCAAAGAATGAATGATGCAGTAGTAATCGTTTTTCCACTCTGTCTACTTGAAAGTACAATATTCTTTTTATTTTTATGGTATTTTTCTATTAGATCTTGTTGATAACCACGTGTTTTGAATTTCACGAATCCTTTATCAAGAGAATTAATCTCTACATAATTTTCTATAAAGTATATTGGATCCTGTGAACATTTAACATACTCTTGAATCTGTTCTGTGGTGTATTCTTCCGATAATCCAGATCTTTTTATTTGTGGATTTAGATAATAATTCTTATCACCTGTATTAAACATCTTCTTTTTGTCCTTTCAAGAACTTCTGTAATTCTGCAGTTGAACCGACGAAAAGATTATTCTGTGTATTATTCTGAATTTCTGGTTTAGCTTTTGTTTCTTTATTCTTGATTTCTACTAGTGTTTTTGCAACTTCTGAAGTCGTCTTAATAAGATTGGCAACAACTTCATATGCACGTGGTGATTCAGATGCTTTTGCAAATTCAATCAGATTATCTAAAGCATCTTGTGATTTTTCCATTAGATCACGATGTATCTTTTTTGCTGCTTCAATATCTTCATCAATATCTTCTCGTACTGGTGGGACGTTTTTAATGATATCTGATTGATTTGGTGTAGACTCTATATCGAAGATTTCATTCAATTTATCATCGATCATTTTATTCGCTCCAAGGAACGGGTTTGGTTATTAATGGCGGATTCTTCAAATTTTCAATCTGAGACACCAAACTTAAATCATAATTATCAACAGTTTCTTGTGTTAATTTGGAAATAGTCCAGTTAATTATATCATCTTTTGTTAAAGTTTCATAATCTTTAAAAGAATCTCGGTCAGGATCTGATAGAGATAATAAACCATAACAATCTATAAAATACTCTCCATCTTTTGCTCCTCTTCGCCATTCATAGGAAACCAATACATCTTCTAGTTCATCCAAACTTGGTTTGACTTTGAAGTTGCTGAATTGCCACGTAAAATTAATTGCCATATATTACCCTTTTAATTTATTTATCTCTTCTAATAACTGTTTATTTTGTTCAGAAAGTTCTTTGATCCATCTAGTCGATCCTTGAATCAAAGGGGTTGAAGATCCAATCGTATGTGATAGCCATTAATTTCCTGCTTTCAGAAGGTCAATCTCTGCCTTCAGTTCTTGAATTGCTTTGAC